TCTCACCAGTATTAGCATCATAAACTAACTTATTACGATACCTCATCATTACATCACGAAGGTATTGTTCTGCCTTAACTTTTGGTAAATTACCTACATCAATATAGAAAATTCTTCTTTCAGGTGCTCTTGATAATCTATAAATTACCAAACTATCCTCAATCATCATTAATTGATTGAGTGGTTTAATTGCTTTATGTAACCAAGAAAGAGTTGATCCCTTATTTCTATCTACTAATCCAGAAGTACAATATGTAATAGAATCACGTGTTAACTTAATACCTTTTGCTGGATTACCACCACTACTGGTATACATTTGTCCAGTATTATTACCCTGTGGGGAATACATGAAATATTCTTCAATTTCTGGATAATCATATGCTGTTATATCTTCTCTTCCTCCAATACTAAGATTACTTTTATTTTTATCCTTCTTCATCTGACGTATAAAACGCATTTTAGCAGCGTCAATATACCTTAATTCTTGTATTCCTTCATGAGGATTTTTTTGATCTATAACTTTATTATAATATAACCTTCCATCAACATACCAATTTCTAAAAATTTCATGTGCCTTTTTATCAAAATCTAAAAGTTCAAGGATAAATTGGAATTCTTCTCTTATTTTCTTTTTAATACCATCAGAAGCATTTAAATTTGATAATTCTATTTGTATAGGACTATCATTTGTATCTGAAACAATTGCTTCATTTACAATATCTTCAATAGCACTATCACACTCTGGATAGAGTGACATCTGCCTATATCTTCTAAGAAGATCATTTTCAGTTTTGTATACACCTTCAATATCCACATACGAACCAAAAAACCCTGAACTGACATAATATTCAGAACCATCCTGATTGTTGGGTGGTACTGGAGATATTACGCCAGCTGGGGTTTTTTCTGTATCTTCAATAGAGAATCCAAATAATCTCGCCATCGTATAACTTCTTTTATACTATTATAGCACTATTTATCAGCTAATCAAAGTCTCTCCGCCAGAGCCACTAGATTGTAATGAATTACCAATTGTGAAGTATTGAACTTTGAATGTTACATCAAATGTCTCAGTAGCATCACTATCGTCATAACTTAGTGCAATTTCACCAACTGTGGTTGGGAATATATCATAGAACTTATAAGTTCTTAGAATAGATGACTCTGCACCTGCATTTTCAGCAGTAAATGCTTGAGCACCTCTACCTAATTGCTGAACATAAGCATCTGTCATGTATGAGGCTGGATTGGTGACACCAGTTGCATCATCCAACTTACTCATAATATTACCCCATTGCTCAAATGCTGTTCTTAGTTTGAAATCTTCATCATTGATAACTGAAACTGTCCAGTCATCAAATGTTCTGTCTCCAGCAACTTTTAGTATTCTTCCTCTAAAAGGAATATCAATACTTCCTACATTAGAAGCAGGAAGTGTTGCTGACTTACATAAGAATTTAAAGATTCCATTCTCTGCATCATCACCTGCACCCCATGCTGTAGAAACAGAAGATGGGAATGTAGGAATTGATACTTCAAACAGATTGGGGCGGGCAGCACCACCTGCCAGTTTCGATTTAAATTGTGAAAGGGTTCTTGTCTCTGCCATTTTAGGTTCCTCCTATATGTTATTTAATAAAGTTAAACAGTTCCTACAATTTCTTCGAATGCTACACCAGTTCTGGTTGCAACGAAGGTCAGAGTAACAAAGTTAATTGACTTGGCAGGTTTCAAGTAAATGTCAGCTCTGAATTCATTATTATCAATAACATCAGGGGTGTTATTTGTTTCATCACAAACAACTAGGAAGTCATATAAACCTCTCTTAGCTTGTACATCCCTTAGATATGGTTCAACAATGTTCACAAAGTTTGACCTTGTGTTAACATCATTGAGTTCAAATAATTGAGCATTTGCTGCACCTTCAAGTGCTTGCTCTACAGTTAGGAATAGTCTCCTAACATTGATTCTGTCAAATGCAGATGCATAACCAAGAGCAGTCTTGTCACCAAATAGTAAGATGCCTTGACCTTTCTGGTTAATAATTGGGTTAATCCTTGAAGAATAAAGAAGATCTCTTTGAGCCTTGTTAGGAGTGTATGCCAATTTAATAGCATTATTAAGAATACCTCTTTGCTGACCAGCAGGTGAGAACCAAGGATATGCATTGATTCCTGTTCTTACCATCAATCCAGCAATATCTCCATTACATGGAATCCAACGGAATTCATTGTTGAATCTGTCATACATGTACTTGTAACCACAATCAAATACACCATAAGATGATGATGAAAGTGGACTGAAGAATGAAAGTAGGTTATTTGTCTGTGTTGTTGAGTTGGTTACATTAACAACATTTGATCTATGTGGAGAGATGCAAGCAACACAATCTTTTCTGTCTCCAGCAATAGCAAGTAGTTTATTTGCCTTACCTTGAGTTTCAGTTTCTTTATCAAAACCTGGACCCATGATTAGGAAATCAACTGCTACATCATCTTTATTAGAGAACTTATCATATCCTGTCATCAAATCACCTAATGTTGCAGACATTCCATTAATAGATGTCCCATTAGTGTAATCCTTACCACCACCTAGTGAATAGGCTTTATTTCCTAGAGAACTAAATGTAATTCCTTGTGCATCTTGTCCCCACAGACCATCAGCAGTTGTTACTTTAGTAAAGCTAGCAGAGAATCCACTTGCTTTAGGGCTAGTCAACCAATATGCATCAGTACCTTGTGATGGGTTATATCCAGCATAAATCTGAGATGAACCATTTACAAGATAATCTTTATAGTAAGTCTTCTTACCAGTTTCTCCATCTGCAGAAGCATCCTTTGCTTTAGAAAGGAATGTATGCTTCTCAAGGATATTACCTTGAATTCCTGTGATTGAACCAGTATCATCTACAACGACTATATGCATTGTATCATTTTTACCTTGTCTCTCTGAAACAAAGTTACTTGTCTTAGGCTTACCAGCTACTGCTTTCCAGTAAACTGTTGAGTTTGTTAGTCCAAGAGTCTGCTGATCATACCAGTCAACAGCAGTTTGTGATGCATATGCAACACCAGCTGCACCTCCACCACCAGTATTAATACCAGAGTTATTAACAAAAGATATTTTCTTAGTAGCTGATACTGAGAATTGTCTAGCAGCATCACCTTCTGCATAACTTATGTTAGTTTCTGTACTAGCATAAGATACAGTAGAAAGAATTTTAACATCAAATGTACTTCTACTATCAGTAGCATCAGTTGATACTCCTGTAATTATTCCTTTAATATGACCTTTGAACAATGCTGTTGTTCCAATACCAACAGAAACAGTATCATCTATTGATTGTGTAACGCCATATCCTATTACTATTCCAGCAGAACTTGGGTTATCAGTAGTAATACCAATTGTTTGGTCTGCTAGGTCATCAATAGTACAAATCTTCATTGAGTCTGCCCAAGTACCTGGGTTCTTAGCAGAATAAGTGAAGTCTGTAGCAGTAGTATGATTACCTTCATAATCATCTGTATTATAAATCTGTAGCGTAGTAGTAGATGCTATACCTACACCAGCATTAGCATTATTGAGTGCAGTGTTGCTAGCTCTAACTACCTTTAGGACTCCTCCGTATGATAGGAAGGATGAAGCAGCCATCCAGTACTCATATTGCCTATCAGATGAAAGTGGCTTGCCAAATGTATCGATAAATTGTTGTGAAGTTTGAATATCCGTAACTTCATCAACAGGACCAATTTTAAATGGTCCTGCAATTGCTCCAATGTTATCTAATACATTCTCGGCTCTTCCGACTGTAAGATCAACTTCCCTGATTAATACACCAGGAGATAATTGAGGAGTCGCCATGTTTTTGTCTCCGAAAGTCTCAGTTTATCTGAAAATATTTATTCTTTTCGATGTTTTCAGAGGGGAAACTTCGCCCGAACACTTTACCAATCTGGATATAACCAATCAGAAAAATTTCTAAGTTTCTTTCTATTTCTTACTACTCTTCTTGCCGTACACACTTTACACTCATAAGAATAAGCAGATGGTAGAGTTCCTCTGTCTTTTCTGGTTAAATAAAATCCATCTATTAAATTCTTTACTTCACCACAAACTCTACATTCCCTATCTGATAAAAATAAATGATTATAAGTTATTTGATCATCAATATCCATTACATGTAATCCCACATATAATTCATATCAACTCCACCACCTTTATCACCATATTCATCAGTAAACCATCTATCCCCATCAGAATCAACAAAAGTATTTTCACCATCTAATCCATCACTCATAAAACCAAATGGAGCCATATCTTGTTCTATTTGATTCTTTTGCTCATCATACAATCTCTTTCTAACATCTTGGTCTGTTAATTCTTTAAAATAATCTTGTGCTACTAACCAAGCATATATGACTAGACACATAGCAAGGTCATCATTACACCCTTCTTCTGCCTCAAATGAATTGTGTTTTTGAATGAATGTAGTTAATTCACTTAATATTTCATAATCATTGAATATTAATTTATCAGATTCAATAATAGTCTTTAAATTAAGAGCACCAACCTTCTTCACAGTCTTAGACATTTTTACTCCAAGTTGTGTTTTCTTTCCAGAGAAACCCTGTCCTACAACTTGACCTGCTCTACCTCTCATAGAACATTGAAGTAAATTAGTATATTCCATATCATAATTTAATATGGATGCTACTTGATCTCCAACATCATTAACTTCACATAAAACAAATGCTTCATTATATTGTTTTCCCACTTCTTGTATAACACTCGGAAATAACATTGGTTTAATCTCGTTATTTCTATACTTTGCTACCACTTTATGAGGAAACTCTGTTATATCAATAACTATAAATGCAGAATAATCTTTAGCAACTCCTCTAGCAACGTCTACAGTGATAGCATAATCATGCTTTTCTATTGGTAATTCGTAAATGTCTAAACCAGCATTTCTTTGTTTAGGATTTTCATAAACAAAACTTCTTAATTTACTAGGAGCAATAAGAGTATCAACAGAACCTAAGAATTCACATTCAAACTCAATTTTAAATTGAGCTTCAGATGT